TTGAGAAGCGTAAGGAGGATTTGATAACCGAGAACATCGTAGCGGCCAATAAAAAGCGCGAGGATTTAAGAAAGCAAGCGGCCGAAAAAGAAAAGGAAGAAATAAAAAAAGCTGCTGAATGGTATCGTTATGTGTATGGGCGATTTGGCGAAAATGCAGCCGATAATTTTGCCGATAATTTTGGTAAAAAATTTAAATCTGAACCGGTCAAGATTGAGGATTTAAAAGGCGCAGGGCTAAAATTAAGCAACTCAATGGATGAAGTTGCGAAGCAAGTAAACAAAAACCCAATCCAATTAAAAATTGACGTTCAAACCGAATACACGAATTTCATTAAAGACCTAATGCAGATGCGAGACGCAATCGACGCGGCATTTGAGCAGCTAATTGAAAGCACGTTAACTGCAATAGGTGAGGCCATTGGAGGCATGATAGCAGGCGAGCAGGGGGCATTTAGGAATTTCGGAAACGTGGCGCTTAAAGCGGTGGCGGATTTTATGAAGGCATTTGGTGCGGCATTGATTACAACGGCCATAGCTTCGGATGCTTTCCAAAAATTAATATTAGCCAATCCAATTGCGGCAGCGGCAGCGGGTGTTGCATTGGTTGCGGGTTCTGCGGTAATTACGGCGCAGCTTAAGAAAGGTCCCGAGTTTACAGCGTTTGCTGATGGTGGTATTGTTTACGGACCTACATTAGGCCTTATGGGGGAATATCCCGGAGCGCGAAGCAACCCGGAAGTAATTGCACCATTGGATAAATTAAAGGATATGATTGGCGGCGCAGGAAATGAAAGCGGATATATAGCAAGCACGCACATAAGCGGCCGAGATTTGGCCATAGTTTTAAACAGATACAATAACGATTACTCACGCGGATAATGGCACGCAAATATTACGGAACATTCAAGAGCTTTAATAATACCGATTGGAAGGTAGAAATACACGACGCACCAACGGGAAGCACAACGGCAGGAACAGAGCTAAAGTTAGCAGGCGAAGGATTTACACTTGACCGAGACGGCGAGGGCAGCAAGTGGCACGAAAACAGGGTAAAGTCAAGCCGAGTAACTGCGCGGTGGGTTATACCTAACAGCACGGTGTTGGATGCGTTTATAGGGATTCAGACGGAGGCCGAAACCTACTGGACAATGGTTGTATGGCGTGGAACAGAACTTTGGTTTGTTGGCCGCGTATTGGCCGACCAATTAAATAGGCTTCGCGAAAGCATCGACGGGAAGCCAGTAATTGAATTAACTGCGGTAGATGGGTTGGATTTGTTGGACGGGTATAACGTGCAGCCTTCGTGGTTTACTTCCGATTTCATTCAGATAAATGTATTAATTAAAGAGTGCTTAGAGGAATTAAATCTGTCAGCTTATTGGGCATATTTGGGTAAAACAGATTATTACTTTTTTGACGCGCAAAGCATGTATGCGGCCGATGCAAGCCGTAAAGGCGTGGACATGTTGCGGCTTAACGTGCGTACATTCTTACAAACCTACGATCCGTTTCAAGACATTAAATGGATTGATTTAACAGGGTTGTACGATGAGTTGAATATGGTTACATGCAAGCAAGCATTGGAGCAAGTTTGTGAAATATTTAATGTTAGATTCATGCACGCCAATGGCGGCTATTGGATTACTGATGTAACTTCGTATGCAGGTACTACAATCCCATACAGGCGCTATGATAGCAGTATGGTTTATAAAACAACGGGAACCTACAGCCATAGGCAAGCGCTTGGAAATTTGCCGGCGCGTCCACAATGGGCGGCTAAACCTAATTTGTATTATCAGCCAGTATCGCGCCAATGTATAATTGACACCGAAAGATTAAACATAGCCTATACGTCGCGCTATAGGGGCAATGCAAGCATAAACGCTTATGAATTAATTGCAACAGAAATACCCACGGGCTCAACTCCAAACGCCGTGCCGTTTAAGTTTAAGATATTAGTGAGATTTGCATATCCTGCTAACTCTACTAAGAACTACGAGCAGGCCGAAATTATACATAGGGTTTGGCTGGAGGATAGCAGCGGCAATAAAAAGCAATTGGATGCAAATGGTTATTGGGTTAGTACTTCGTTTGTAGATCCTACCAATGAAAAAATAGATATTAAAAATCAGCAAGGTAACTGGATAACTTACAAGTTCGAAAAGCAATGCACCACCGCACCGGTGGGATTTGACAAGCTTAGAATTATAATCGACGAAGTTAACGTAATAGCTCCAATGTTTTCCAAAATTGGAGGATGGCGCACCGGTGGAACAATACGCGACGACGTGGCATTTTGGGGCAGCATTGACGTGGCATTTGCAACAACTTCCGACTATCAGAATCCCGACTATGTGTTTGAAGTTACTGAATTATTCAACGCCAGCGCGGCTAATTTAGCCAACAGCACGCAAATTGAGTTACAACCTAAATATTACTACAGCGGAAATAAATACGGCGTTGGAAATATTTGGGCAAACGATGGAACGCAGTGGGTAATTGCTGACGAATTTTACGGCGGTTGGGATTCCATAACGAAAGGCACTCCAACTAAAATGCTGGGGGTTGGGTTATCTTCGTTGTATGCTGATTTCGTGCCAGTGGTGCGCGGCACTTGGGTTGATTCGGGAAGCTTGGATTTAGTGAAATCGTTATACTTCGACAACTACACATGGGTATTAAATGGGGTTTCATTTAACCCAAGGCAAGACCAATGGGAAGGCGAATGGTTGGGAGTTGCACCGGTGTACACTAACACCACAACGACAGGCGAGGGCTTGCGAATTGGCAACACGCAAGACGGGATTGTGCGCGACAGATTGAATTTAATTGAAACGCAGGTAAACAATTATCAATCTATGTTAAGCGACATGCCCGATACTATTTTAGGGTATCTTGTGAACGAAGCAGACGGAGCACCAACGTCCGAGCCAACATTGAACACACGGTGGGAAGTCATGCTAAAATACACCGAAAGCACGGGTAATATTGATTGGCATCTGCAGGAACATGACGCGAGCGTAACGTACACCAACGGCACGCATACCATAACGAATGGGTACGAGCTGATAATCTGCGATAGTACGGACGGCAACGTAACGGTGAACCTGCCAGACGCAGACGAAAATAAGGGAAAGAAATACTATTTTATTAAAATAGCCAACCCGCACACGGTTACTATTAGCGGCGGTACGTTCAACATAAACGGCAGCACAGCAACCACAATTAATAATCTATACGGAAGTAAGACGGTAATATCCAACGGCACGCAATGGTATATTATCGGAAGCGTTTAAATTGTTAACGTAAGCGCGGCGCTGATTGATTAAATTTGAAACATGGCAAATCCTTCAATCGACATAGCCGTAGGCGGTCAAGGTTTTAAATACCACGCGGCTTCAACCGTTACAGGTGTTTCTTACGATTCATTGGTAGTGCGTGAAAATACTGTTTTTACAAGTTTCACCGTCAAAGGTGATAACGAAGCAAGCGGTAGTAATGTATTAACTGCACGGGGCATGAGTGGAATTACTTTTTTAGCTGGCGAATTTTTGCCTGCTGGTAAAGGTTACACAATAACCGGCTTCGTAATTTCAAGCGGAAGCGTAATAGGTTATTAATATGCCGAGAATAGGGATAGGCGTTGGCCTTGATCGTGTACACTTTGGCGGTGGATTTGATGCAGACTACCGAGCGGTGTTAAATTATGCTACATCGTTGGGTTATACTTTACCATCAGCAGGGCAACAAACGAAACAAAATCAATTGTTAATTGATTTAAAATCTGCTGGTATATGGAGTAAGTTAGATGCGTTTGCAATGTTCGCAACCGATGGCAATAGTAATTTTGCCCTAATTGATTGGAAGCGGTTAGTTGTGATGACTGCAATCAATAGCCCTACATTTACAACAAATCAAGGGTTTAACGGAAATGGTACAAGTAGTTATGTAAATACCTCATTCACACCATCCAATGGCGTTAATTACGCATTAAACAATTGTTCATTTGGTTATTGGGCATTTTCTGGATTAGATACATCGGGAGCAAAAATTAATATAGGTTGTAGGAATAGTGCATCTCTTGGACTTACTTACCCCGTTGGAACTAATGAAGCGACATTATTAATTAATTCAAATACAACAGTAGGTGGTGTATTAACC